AGGAACACACGTAACATGCTGAGCGGCATCCGGTAGTAGGATGTTTGATTGGCATAGACGGAATGTTGGCTGTCGAAAAACTGCAAAGTACATAAAAACCGTATGCACTAGGAACGAAGCAACGGGTAATGTATTATACAGAAAGCATAGGAGCGTCTTATGCACTCTATATAGTACACAATGTCGACGTAGGTTGGGAAAGGTCAGAGCCCATTGTACAGCAGAAAACACCTACTTCCAAGTCTCGGCTGTGACGAACTCACATGAAGTTTTGAGATTAGACGGAACCGTAACAGGTTCCGTCTGACTGAAACAATCTACATGAAGCTTAAACGTTATTACTTCGTAATAACGATTTGATCTTTATATCATTTACTTCTATCAACAAACGAAGTGCATAGTTTGAGCGATAGCGAAAACTAATATCTACGAAGTAGATATTAAAAATGAATAAATACTTTGTAATTAAGGATTAATCATGGTTGCTATTAATGAGATATTTGTAGAATCAGCAAAACTTCTTGTTGAATCAGTTTTTGAAGTTGAAAGTGGTACTATTATGAGTACCGGAAATACCTCTTTGGGATATAATGTAGTTGATACAAGATTAAGACCTACTGATCCAAATTATATTGTAAGAACTTTTGATAATGCACAGGCAGCACAAAACTACAACAACACTATTAATTTAGAAATACGAAGAAATTCTAGTTTTGATCCTAGAGCTTCGGGGTCGCCGGCACCAAACAATGCAATTCCTACTACAACAAACAAACCTCCTTTAGAATGGGATGATCTCAAAGACCGTAACGGAAGACTACCTAGAAGCATTCAAGCTCAATTACGTCGCGACGGATTCATTGAACATGGTGGCCATAGATACACAAGACAAGAAATAGAAGCGTTTACACAACAAGCTACCGCTCGTCGAGCCCAAATAGCACGAGATCTTGAAGCACAACGTGGAAAACTTTTAACCATGGACGAAGAAGCTAAGAGGAATCCAAGAAGATGGGCACGTAACAACATTTCTTTCTTAAGACAAGCTACTTCATCTACTATGAGGAGTCTATTTCCATTTACTTTCCGTCCAGGTGTTAGTATGGCAGCATATGATACTTTAAAAGATATGTTAATTAATAATTATGCTTCTGTTAATGATCAAACATCAGCAGAAGATTTTGAAGTATCTTCGAGACAACTATTTGGCGCTTGGTTTATTACTTTTGCAGTTCCTGATTTAATAGGTGCTCTAAGAGCAGGCACTAGACTTTTGTTTGCTTCTCTAGTTAAAATATTTAGAGCTGCAAATATGGCAAACATGACAGCAAGTCAACTTGCTGCATGGGTTGGCGGACTGCCAGGTCAAGCACTGATGGCTTTTAAAAATTTGTTACAGTTCATAGCTGTTGAAGCAGCTATATATTTTGCTATTAGAGCAGCTACAAGCAATCAAGATGTACAAAAAGCAATTATGGGATTCATTGCAAAAGATTATGTTAATCAACTAGCATTGTGGGGTTATAAAGGAGCAGAGTTTGTTGACGATCTTATTACTGAACAATGGAATTCAAAAGTAGTACCTCAATTTGGAGATACTGTAGGCGAAATGGAAAGAGTAGATGCAATTGAAAGACTAGGACTTGAATTTGAAAAAGAGTTTGGACAAGCTGTATCTGCATCAGGTGATGAAATAGAAGCCGGCGGCCCGGCGCAACCTATACAAGTAAATCCTCAAAATAATAATACAGAGCGTCGAACATTTAATCTTGATGATTTTTAAATCATCGGCATTTTAGAACTTTTAGTAGCGTCAATATTTTCTTTAACAATTTTTCCTAAAATTTCGATATCCTCTATGTCAGTGTCAGTAAGCAAATCTTTTGAGTTTACTCCTCCTCGCATATACCAAGAAAGTTTATAAACTTCGTGTTTGATTTGCTTTACTTCGTTCTCCATACTTTTTGATAATTCTAAAATTTCAGAATCCGAGAGTGAGACTAAACTTTCAAGAAAAAACTTGAATAGTCCAAGTTTGGTTTAATTTTTTGTTTGTGTTGACATTCGCTACATTCAACTTCAGTAGCCGGCATCTCTAGTTCTTGATTGTTTGTTGAGTATATTGTTTGTATTCCGTTAAAGAATACACTATCATTATTAATTACAAAATCTTTAATAAACTCCATGTTTGATTCAACATCGCCGTCAGGAGTAACAACATCAACAATTACATTACAAATAATATTTTCAGTTTGAGTATTAATTTGTTCGTAAAGTGAATTCATTAATTCATCTTTTTTATCTTGGTCAATGTCAGTTCTTGATATAATCTGTGCAAGTTCTCGTCTAACTCTCATTGAAACTTGCTGATTTTCAACCATTTCTTTGTATGTTAACGGTCTAAGTCTAAAAGTAAAATCTTCAATACGTGTTTCAAATGTACCTTTAAACGCAGCAGCGTGATCTAATAAAGACTGAACTGATAAACTATATGCATCGTCATTGCCGCAACTAGTACACTTCGAACTTAAAGTTATTGCTTCACCAAACGAAGCTAATCTAATTGCAGCCATTACATAATCAAAATCAGCATTAGTTAGTAACCAAGCATTTTTTATAGAAGGAATACAACTTTGTATAATTTTTACTGTTGCGTTTCCTGAAATCAATGCGTCAGGTGTTTTAGCTAGAATCTCGTCGTTAGCAGTCATGCTAAAAACTTCTAATTCTTCATATTTTTCAGCTATATCATTATTATACCAAGCACCTTGGCTTGGTAAGTCTATATATAACTTAGGCTGTCTCTTATATTTTTGAAGAGGGCTTTGTGTATTTTCCATGCATATAATCCTTAGGATAAATATATTATACGTTATTATTTATAATTGACGTTTTACCTGGAGAATAGATTTGGCAGAAGAAACCAGAAATGAAAATACTGAGTCAGTAAACAGAAATACTGGTGCCTTTAACAGATTAAATCAAGCCATTGACGGTTTAGGCAGCATGGTCGGTAGCATTGTTCGCGGTGCTCCTCAAGCTATGGCTCCTATTATGGCCGCAGCACCTGGCATGAAGATGTTTGCCGATTCAATGGCATTTGCTGAAGGATACATTAGTATATGGCAAGGACTTACACGTTCTGGTATACATTTTAATAATGAAATAGACCAAATGATCCTAGGGGTCGGTCGTGCTAATCTTCGAATCGAAGACTTTGCAAAAATTGTTCAACAAAATAATATAGAATTTGCTGCAATGGGAGGAACTGCTAATGCAGGTGCTCAAGCATTTTTATCAGCCCAAGCAGCGTTTATGGCCGAATCTAATGGGTTGTTCAATGAACAACGAATTGAACTTGAACGTCTCGGTTATACTTCGCAAACATTGAGCGAAACGTTTGCATCATTTGATTCACTAGCAACCATTCAAGGCATTAGGTCTAGAATGAATGAAAGAGAACGTAATCTAGCAGCAGCTGAATATGCAAAAACACTTGACGAATTAGCAAGACTTACAGGCAAACAAACAGATGCTCTTGCTGAAGAACAAGCTGAAATATCTAGACAAGGTAATGTATTTGCATTTGGACAAATGCTTAACCAAGATGTAAGAGACGAACTTGATAACGGATTACTAGCACTTAGACAAGTTGCACCTAGTGTTAAAGATTTTGCAGTTGATATTCTTACAAGAGGATTTCCAAATATGGATGATCCTGAAATGAGAGCATTAAACGCAGCAGCACCTGGACTAAGAGATGCACTAATGGAAGCTCGCCAAGCATTTTTAGACGGCGATGAAACAAGAGCACGAATGTTAATGGACGCTGCATTAGGTGAAGCAACACAACTTAGAAACAATCAGTTCTTGATTAGACAAGCAATGCTAGGTAGTGCAACTGAAATTTCTCAAGGTTCGATGAATATTATGACTGAGCTTAGTAGTGGCCTAGCACTAAGCGGAGATGTAATTAGAGCAAAAGCACTTGAAATGTTTCCTGAAACTGCACCTGAAGATCTGTCAGGTGATCAGATTGCTCAAGCAATGGATGCAATTATCACAGAAGAAAGAAGAAATCAAACATCAAGAACTTCTCAGTCTCAACAATTATTAGATCAATATTTAAGCGGCATACGACAACTTCAGTCAGTAGCTATGAATGCGCAAGAAGCTGTTGTTAACGGAATATTTAATACTTTAACTGCTGCGGCTGATAGATTTGTACAATTTATTGAAGGCCGAGATGTGTTAGGAGATATTTTAGCTACAATCGAAGGTCCGATCGGTGATGCAGCTAGAGCATTTCACGATACAAACAGTCAAGTTATGGCAACCGTAGCAGCGTCTACTCAACTTCAAAGAGATGCTTCTTTGTTTGTTGATAGAATGAACACATTAGGTTTTGAAGCTACTGATGTTGACCAAATGACAAACATAATCGATGACCTTTCAAATAAAACACAAGAGTACGCAAGAGACACAAGTAATACTGCATTAAAATCAGAAATAGATACACTAACAGCAGCCTTAAGAACTATAATGGATAATTCTACTTTAAATCCTTCTGCACCAAATCCTAATTCGTTAAGTCCAGAACAATTACAAGAAATAAGAGATTTGATGTCAGAAATGAATCCAGACAGAAACTTTGGATCTTTAGGAACTGTTGGAAGATTATTTGAAAACTTTGGTAGAGGTACAGCAGTAAACTTGCACGGGCTTGAAGCTGTTGTTACTCCTGATCAAATGGCAAGCATTGTTGAAAGTTCTGCACTAGGTGCAATTAGATCACTATCAGCTAGTCTATCAGATACTACCACAAATACAACCGGAATGCTTGACGGAATGTTAAATACTATAAGGACTTTACCTACTGAAATGGCAAGTATACAGCCAAGTTCGACAGAAACTAATACAGTTGAAAGAACAATGCAAGATATGGCTATGAGGTTACGAGGTCCTTTAGAAGAAGCAATGAATAATACATTAGTACCAAAATTAGAAGAACTAGTTGCTGTAAATCAAAGATCAGCACAATCTTCAGATAAAATTAGAAGAGGCATTGGAAATTTAGGAACAGATATGTTGAGGAGCGTATAAATTGAGTTGGAAAAAATATTTTACACCTGTGAGTTCAGATAACTCAATTAACGGAACTTATAGTCCTTTAAGCGGAACAGCATCTGGTGCCCGCCCAGGCCCTGCACGTTCTAATTATTCATCATATCTTCCTGATGTATATGTTGGATCACCTAATCGTGTTGAGCGTTATGGTCAATACAACACCATGGACAATGACAGTGAAGTAAACGCTGCATTAGATATTCTTGCAGAGTTTTGTACACAAATCAATGACGAAAACGGAACTAATTTTAAATTTAATTTTTTTAAAAATGCAACTAATTCAGAAATTACAATTCTAGGGCAATATTTAAAACAATGGTGCAAAGTTCAAAAATTTGAAACACGTATGTTTCGTATCTTCCGTAATGTATTTAAATACGGAGATGCAATATTTGTAAGAGACCCAGAAACTAAAAAATGGTATCATGTTGATCCTGCTAAACTTACAAGAATTATTGTTAACGAGTCAGAAGGAAAAACTCCTGAACAATATATAATTAAAGATTTTAATTTAAACTTTAAAGAATTAGTAGCAACAACACCTTTTCAAACTACAGGCAACATAACAGGCGGCGGCAATCCTAATACCGGGTACTTTACTGGAAGTGGTAGAGGAATGGTTGGACAACCTCAGCAAGGACTTCAAGGTTCTAGATTTAATGTCGAAGACGGAGAAGTTGCTATTAATGCAGAACATGTTGTTCATTTAAGTTTAAGTGAAGGACTTGATCAAAACTATCCATTTGGTAACAGTTTGCTTGAAAGCATTTTTAAAGTTTACAAGCAGAAAGAACTGCTTGAGGATGCGATTATCATCTATCGTGTCCAACGTGCGCCGGAGCGCAGAGTATTCTACGTTGATGTGGGTAACATGCCAAGTCACTTGGCTATGCAATTTGTTGAACGTGTTAAGACGGAAATACATCAAAGACGTATCCCATCGTCAACAGGGGGCGGTCAGAATGTCATAGACTCATCATACAATCCTCTATCAATCAACGAAGACTACTTCTTCCCACAGACCGCAGAAGGTAGAGGCTCTAAAGTTGAAACGCTTCCAGGTGGCACTAACCTAGGAGAAATTGATGACCTTAGATACTTTACTAATAAGTTGGTACGCGGCTTACGTATCCCATCTTCGTACTTACCTACTGGAGCTGACGATGGTGCCACTTCATTTCAAGATGGACGAGTTGGTACTGCATACATTCAAGAACTTCGCTTCAATAACTACTGTGAACGTCTGCAAGGCTTAATTACAGAAGAATTTAATCAAGACTTTAAGCGTTATTTGTTAGAACAAGGTGTAAACATTGACACTAACATGTTTGATCTTGAGTTCCAAGCACCGCAAAACTTTGCAGCATATAGACAGTCAGAACTAGACAATGCAAGAGTTCCAACGTTTACACAAATGAGTGCAATTCCTTATGTTTCAAACAGATTTGCAATGAAACGCTTCTTAGGAATGAGTGCTGAAGAGATTGCAGAGAATGAAAGACTATGGCGTGAAGAAAATGACGAAAATTTAGGAACACCAGATACAGATGGCGCAGGTGAAATGAGAACAGCAGGCATTAGCAGCGCAGGCATTAGTTCCGACTTAGACGGTGCAGAAGATGTTGCAGCTGGAGGTCCAGCACCTGAAGACGGTGGAGAAGGAGCACCACCAGAAACAGCAACAGGACAAGATATAGGTGGCGCAGCAGCAGCGCCGGCAAATGATCAGACAATATAAAGCATAAATAATAACATGATACTAAGAGAACTTTTTTATTACGACAAAGAAACACTTGAGCCAACAGAAGATATGGCTTATGAGCCTCAGTATGACGACTCTATTGTAAAAAGTTCTGATACAAGAAAAACAAGACTTACATTAAGACAAATTAACAGAGCTAGAAAAGCATCTGATGTACACACCTTAGAACAGTCTAAAGAACTAGAGTTTGTTAGACAAATGTACGGACTTGCTGCACAACAAGCAGCAGCAGGCGGAATTTAATATGGTGTACAATGCCAAAGTTAGACAAGTCTAAGTACACTAAAAAAGAAATACAAAAAATATTATCCGAGCGTAGAACGCAGAAAGCTCTAGCTCAGTTAAAACCTAAACCAAAAATTTATCCTAACGAACATACTGGAAAAAGTTATGCTTTTGTTTTAGGCAACGGAACTTCTCGAAAATACATAGATCCAAAACAAATTCAACAGTACGGAAAAGTATACGGATGCAATGCCTTATATAGACAGTTTGATCCTGACTATCTAATTGCTGTTGATGTAAAAATGATTTTAGAACTTGAAAATAAAAAATACATAGAGCAAAATCCTAATGTTTGGACTAATCCTAATAGAGCCTACAAAAATATAAAAGGTTTAAATTTTTTTAAACCTAGCAGAGGTTGGAGTAGCGGTCCAACGGCATTGTTGTTAGCAAGTCAACATGCACATAAGAATATTTTTATTTTAGGCTTTGACTATAAAGGATTAGACAACGGTAAACTAATTAATAATATGTATGCAGGGACACCTAACTACAAAAAAACAACAGACACAGCAACATATTATGGAAACTGGCTTAAACAAACTACAAAAGTAATAAAAGAATTTCCTCATATTAACTATTTTAGAGTTATAACACAAGAAAACTTTCAACCACCAGAACTAAATAATATTAGTAATTTTAAAACAATTATTGTTGAAGATTTCAAAAAAATGTTCAACATTTCCTAACATTTCAATAAAATGGCTCGTTTTGAGCCTATTTCTACGCATATTTTCTCTTTCTTGTTAAATAATAATGACAGCCTTACCATAGGTAAAACTTTATAGGAGAAAAAAATGGCAGATCACAAGAAATTTGAAGAAATGCTTGAGCGCCTAGTCAATGAAGACAAAGCAGGTGCGGAAGAGCTTTTCCACGAAATCGTGGTAGAAAAATCACGTGAAATATATGAAAACCTACTTGAAGCAGAGCTAGAAGACGAAGAAGTAGATGAAGCTACTGATGAAGAAGTAGATGAGTCAGACGAAGAAGTAGATGAAGCTACTGATGAAGAAGTAGATGAGTCAGACGAAGAAGATTTAGATGAAAACTTCGACCTTGATGAATTTGAAGTTGAAGCTGACCCAATGGACATGGGCGGAGACGCAGGCGATGACATGATGGGTGATCTTGAAATGCCAGCTGACGACGAAGGCGACGAAGGCGAAGGCGAAGGCGACGAAGATTTAGAAGATCGTGTAATGGATCTAGAAGATGCACTAGAAGATCTAAAAGCAGAATTTGATGCAATGATGGACGGCGAAGAGCCAGGCGACGAAGAGCCAGAAATGGACATGGACATGGACATGGGCGACGATGACGAAGCTGAAGAAGAGTCATTTGCTTTTGAATCAGATGATGAAGAAGTAGACGAAGCAGCAGACGAAGAAGTCGACGAAGCATCAGACGAAGAAGTCGAAGAAAAGAAAGATGAAGACAAAAGCGCAGGTGAAACAATGCGTGAGTATGTCGAAAAGGTAACCGCAACAATGGGTGACACAGGTACTAACGGTACTAAGTCAGCAGTTGCTGGTAAAAACGACATGGGCGGAACAGCAGGCAATATTGCACAAAGCGACACAGGCGATGTAGCAGAAGCAGGCGCAGGTTCAAGTGTAAAAGGTAATGCACTAAATCAGCAAACTGCAAAAGAAGATAATGCTGGTAACGTCAATGTTCCAGGCGGAAAAGCTGCAAAAGCTGGTAAAACACAACCAGGTCATGGCGCAGAGAAAAAAGGAAAGCCTGAGACTGCTGACAAATCAGCTCAAAGCACACTTAACGGCGTAAGCACAAGAGCAAAATAAGCAGTATAATATAAGGAAGTTTGAATGAAAAACTTACGAGAGCATTTG